CGGAGAATTTCACTAGGCCGTAGGACGTCTGATTACGGGCCCGCTAATCTCATCACGAGGAAGCTCGTGGTGTTAACGGTGCTAATAATCAACGTTTTGTGTTTTGCCGGGGATGCACTTTTTGTGGGAGCGCAAAGCTGCCACTGAAGTGAGGTAGATGCTGGACTTATGAACCAACCACCAGAGGCCTTGTGCCTCAGCAAGGAGAAGTGAGTATGAATCACCCCCTAACTGAGGCCATTGGCCTCCACATAGTAGTGCAATTGGCGATGGACTTCGAAAACGAAGTTCTCGTCAATCCGATGGAATGCGAGAAGACGGCCACCTTTCGGTGGGACGTCCTATCGCTCCTACGGAAGCACAACATCACTGCCGCCGACCTTAGCAGGCCGACGATAGGTGACGGGATCTGGACGGTCCTTCAGTACCTTCGGGGAAACCCGGAGATGCCGTGGAACGTCCTCGTCCTGCTACGTGACTGGGACTCTAGGTACCGATCCACAGGCGTCGACATTGTCGCCGACTGGATCGATGCCCAAGAGTTCCGGGGTTGCTAGTAGGTCCATGCCGTCAGGGCTAGGGAGATCCGGCCTCCGCGATGTAGCGGGGGTAGATCTGAAAAGCCTGACGTCCCTCTGGTCCTGTATGGCCAACGAGTTGGCCATACGATGCTGCACTAGCGCCGACCGTGACGTAACATACGTCACGGACCGAAGCGAACACGAGGGGTTATCGTTTTATGCGATAACTCTGGCGAGCTACGGAAAAGCCATCGAAAGATGGCTAGAACGTGGCTTCGTCGACCCTTCGGACGCAACCGAATTTCGATTCGGGAGTCGTCTTACTGGTCTCCCCCCATTCCTGGGAGGTTTCCTTGGTCGTGTGTTCGATTCCGCTAGTGGTGTACTCATGGAGGTACCTTCCATCGAAGCAATCTTTGCTTTAAGACAGCTAACGCTGTTTTTCAGTAAGATCGCCCTCCCGGACGAACCCGTTCTTCACGGGCGAGTCTCTCTCAAAGCCAACCGTAAGGTTGTCGATGAGAAACGCGAGAGGCGAGCGATGGCTGAGTATCTCCAGTGTGAGCAGGATGTCCGAGAGGCCGACGATCGGTTGTTCCCCCATGACTGGGAGGAATTCAACCGTATCGCGTCCTTGCTTTACGACGAGCTATTTCTCAAGGTCGACAGTGATGTCGCCCTAGGGAAGCTCGTACCGAAGCACGGGCCAGGCTTCACCGCTGATAGACTTGTCGGAAACGACAAGTGGAATCAGCGTACCTGGCCAGCTCGCCTCAGGCAATACTTTCCGCCTGAGGATTTCCTCGTAGTGAACGCAAAACCCGAAAGGGTCAAGCGTTTGCATGAGGAATTGATCATCCTCGAACCCGGTTCCGAAGTGCCCGTTAAGGTCACTGCGGTTCCTAAAACGCTCAAAACACCACGGATTATCGCAATGGAGCCTGCGGCGATGCAATATTCGCAGCAGTCTCTGTTCCGATCGTTCCGTGATCACTTGGAAGAGGATGACTTACTCTCCAAGATGATCGGCATCGAAGACCAAAACCCGAATAGGGTGATGGCTCGAGTCGGGTCCCGTGAAGGAGACCTGGCCACACTCGATCTGAGTGAAGCGTCCGATCGTGTTTCGATGCGGCATGTAGCTAATCTGTTAGGCCGCCACTCCCAGTTGCATGGAGCGGTTAAAGCCTGCAGGTCTGCAAAGGCCGCAGTACGAGGTGAGGGTATAATACCCCTCGCCAAGTTCGCGTCTATGGGTTCAGCCCTCTGCTTTCCGGTGGAGGCGATGGTCTTCTTGACCGTCATCTTCGTAGGAATTCAGAAGGAGCTGAGTACCCCGCTAACCCGAGATACCCTGGTGAGGGATTTTCTCGGGCGGGTGCGTGTCTTCGGGGACGATATTATCGTTCCCGCGGACTATGTGCTGTCCGTTGTTCACGAGCTCGAAAACTTCGGTTTTCGTGTCAACGTGCACAAATCTTTCTGGACCGGTAGGTTCAGAGAGTCATGTGGAAGGGAG